AAAATCTGACATAGCAAAATCCTGAGCAACTTTTTGTTGCTCAGGTACTTATAAATAAAGTTAAATCAAAGTGTTGCGGAATTAAGGTAAATTAGAAAAATGACAAACGTAATTAATACAAATTTTAGAATTATGAGAAAGTTTTTGCTAATCATAGTTTGTGCTTTATCCATTACATCTTGCTCAGATAATGATCCTGAGATATTATCAGTAATGATTAATGTAAAATGTGATAATAAAATTGCATCTCCTTCTTTGGTTCGCTTATATGAATATGAAACAGCAAGAGACTTTGATGACAGCTATATGTCTACAATGGAGTACGGCGATTCTCAAGTTTTAAGAGATAAGTTGGGTAATGAGTTGACTCCCGCATATACATCTGACACGTTTTCTGGAATAAATATTTTTGAGGACATAAAAACAGGGGCATATTTGGCTGTAATACTTTATAAACCTGACGGCTTTACATGGCCTATGTTTTATTTTTATGGATATAAAGTAATTAATGTTGACGAGGATAATAACGCACTTTTACATAATATATGTTTTTCTTATAGTGAATACGACCGAGGTAAATTCATTGAGTTTTAGTCCCACTTCATTCCTTTTATTTTATCCATATTTTTAGGATCGTCCCCGTTTATAAATGTTCGGTCCGTAGATATATGATATTTTTTTATCTCGTCGTCAGTAAGGTATATAGATGTTATGTAATCATTAAGTAACATATGCAGGTTGGCATAACTAATACCCCATACAACATAGTCCATAGTCCAGCCATAGCGTTCGCAGGCTATATCTATCAAAGTACCATAAATACTTTTACCTCCAAAGGTTATAGTGTTACACTTCTTTTTCTTGATTCTTGATATTTTTTCTTGTTCTTTTTTCTCAATATCAATCTTGAAGTGTTGAATAAACTGGTCAATGTTATCCTTTGATAACACTATTATGAATAGTTGAGCAAGTTCTTCATTCGATAGGTTGTCTTCAAATAGCTTTCGTCTTTCATTTATTAGGTGGCTATTGAATAATTCTTCCTTTTTATCGAATGTATGGTAAGACAATATTTTGCATATAATATCTCTTTTGGAATCGCATAATCGTAATGCTTCCATATATGGATTTAGAGAAAGGAAGTCTTTATTTATTTCTAAATTTTCGGTAAGACGTGATAAAAGGTATATTTTACCCAATGTGGCAGGGTATAAGTAAAATTGCATTTCTCCTATATGGAACTCATAAGGTCTTTCCATGATAGTATCTGCAATATCCATTTCTATTATTTTCCCTTCTTTATCCATGCAAAATAAATTATATTGAGCGCAACTGTGGGGTCGAACCACAACTTTATACATGGAGTGTATATGTGCTACCGTTACACTAGATACGCAGAACACGTGGGTACGAAGCCCCCACGTTTGGCTCTATCTACAACCTATTGAATTATCCACCAACACTTGGATTAGGAGCTACTTCGAATTTATCACCGTCTCCAGACTCATCTTCAGGATCGCATTCAATTTTACTGATGTTTCCACCGGATTCCGTCACGATGATTTTACCCCACTGAATTTGTTTTTTATCGGCGGCTGCTTTCAAAGCATCAAAAGTGTATGCCCAAACACCACCGTCAGCAGAAGTAAAAGTGTCTTCAACGGAAACTGTCGTTTTCTCCATGCAGAAGCCTTGAACTTCTGTGTCTTCCGGTTGAACAACAACGGCATAATTGTGTGCAACAACACCATCGCTATCACTTACAGGACGCTTACGTCCTTTTGCGGCACGAATGTTCAATGCCAAAGCATAGGTATTCTTTCCATACTTTACATCCTCATTTTCGCCTCCTTCGATTTTTGCTTCTTGTTTATCTCCTTTTGTTGTTGTCAACTGTGTAGAATCTTCCACAGGGGTAGGTAATTCCTCCCATTTAGGAGCAGAAGCATCCAAATCTTTTATAAATACACGGGGCTTACCCCATCCTATTACTGCCATGATATACCTAATTTATATTAAAAATTTATTCGTTATTTATCTCTATGTACAGTTTGTTATTAATGAAATGCTCTGTATGTCCGTCTTCAAATGAAACTCCTGTTGAATCAGTTTTTTGACTGCATTGTGATGGAACCGTATGATATTCGTCTTTTCGTATAGCGAATAAAAACTTCGATAGTTCGCATAATTCACAAATTCGGATTGAATCTTTTTCCCATGTTTTGGTTTCAGAGTTCCATAAGTCTTTGACATATATATTGACATTCACATAAGCTCGTTGTATTTGCCCGCAACCTTCATTTGCAAGAACAGATATGACTATATCTTCTTTATCAGATTTGTTGGGCCTTCCTCTGTCACTCAATTTACCGGAGACATTACGTTCGAGTTCTGTACCTTTAATTTTGTGATAAACGAACTTAGCTATTTCAATATCGGATTTCATTATTTCGCAATCTGTCTTTTAAGTTTTTCAAGCATCAATGGAACTTGTTCTCTTGCCCAAAGTTCGGTTGATGCAAGTACGTCTTTATTATCCATCGCTTCTACAAACTCAGCATAGTTCATTCCGGCGACTACGATAAGTACATAGTTATTGGAATATCTTTTAGCAAGTTCTTTCGCTAAGTCTTTACCTGTTTTTACACCTTCTGAACCTTGCTTCACTTGGTTGAAAGTTGAGTATTGAATGATGTTCTTATTATGAGCAATCACATATCCAACCGAACTACGCAAGTTGCCTGTTTGGTCGTACCAACTTTTATCACCTGCTCTATCACGAATTTTTGTAACGCATTGTTCGCCAAGTTTGGATAAAGCACGAATAGTAAGACGCTCGACACGCTCTGCTTCTCTCATGAGCATGTCATGCACTTCGCTTAGCTTGGTGGTCATTCTTATACCCATAGTTTACATTGTTTCTGGTAGCGATGGAAACCTTTCACACTAAACTCCCTTTCAATTCCTTCAAGCAGATGTATCTTAATCCTGTCACCGATCATGAATGTTCGACAATTTGCACGTAGATAAACTGTATATGAATAGCTTCTTACAATACCATCGTCAAACTCTTTTTCAGAGGCTTTACCGGCAGGAACCGCGTCGCATTCAATACAGCCTTCCCAGTTAGTTTCTCCTTCATGATAATCACCATTGCTATCCTCGTAACCATCTTTTGATACGAGGTACTGCAATCTGTGTGGATATAGTCTTATTACTGACATATTACAAAAGGCAGTCACCTATATATACCATTGGCTTTGCCTCCAACTCTACCGAAGGTTCACCAATGGCATTATAGATTGAGTTAACACGTAACAGAATACGTTCTTTGTCTTTATCTGACAAAGACCCGAAAGACTTGTCTGCTTCAGAAAAATTGATAGATTGAACTAAAGACCAAAGACAGTCAGCCAAAGCTCCCATATACTCTTTTGAGCTCATTGTATCTGAATCGCAATAACTAAGAGGATTGAGTTTGCGTTTTATCATCACATTCTCTACAAAACCGATAGAAATCGGATAATGTATTTCGTCTATGAGAGCTTGCTGAATTGTCTTCATGGCTTAACTATCTCCATTTGTTGTTTTATATGATTCAACAGCTTTTTTGAGCTTCGCTTCATCGGCATCATTCAATTTGTTTACAGCAGCAATTAACTTATCGTCTGAAATAGTCGTCGATAAGTTTTTACCGGTTATTTTATTGAACTCTGCGACGAAGTTTGCTTTTATGTAAGCTTGCCCCCAAATGGTGATGTTCTTATCGGTAGAATCTTTTCCCTCTTCGGTAGAGTCAATCGTTTGAGCCTCTGAAATGTCGAGGGAGTAGATTTGGTCTACATTCTCAATAACAGGGAGAACTAATGCTTGACCACTTGTAAATTCCTGCAAAGGATCATTTTTAGAATACTTGCTGATAAGTTTGTATTCATCTACCGTGGAATAAATTACTCCTGCTACGGGATTAGTAACTTCTGCAAGTGTGCCCCAAACCAATGCGCCAACTTCTTGTGTAGTAAGGAATATTAGTTTGTTCGCATTCCACGGTTTGTACGGAATGCGTTTACCATTTTTCTCAGAAATGACTGTACGGTCAATCTTTAAGAATGTAATTCCGTTGTTGTCATCGGCAAATGCTTCGTCAAATAATGTAGCAGTAGGAACAGGCAACTTAGTGTTGCTGTCGAATGTTTGACCTCGATAGTTGGCAACCAATTCTTTTGCCCATTGTTCTTGTCTCATTTTATTGTAAGTCGATAACGAGATTGCTATCGTTGTAATGGAGTTTCCATCTGCGTCAGCTTTTGCAATAACACGCTTTATGTCATCAGAGGAAATAGTCCCAGCGGTTTCTACACCAAAGCTATTTTGCGGTAAATAGTTGAAATTTATGCGCAATCCAGTTCCTGTATTGTTTTCATCTTCAACGATTACGACACCATCAGATAAAGCAGTTAAAAAGTTTGCTTCGTTCTTTTCATCGATACCAACGGAACAAGCTACTGCATCGTTGGTTAGCTTGTTAGCTATATTAGTGAACGCAGCTCCTTGAGCTTTCATGATGTTGATTGTGTTGATCTGAGTCTCACGAAGAATTTTTTTCATTCCGACCTTTGGCAGTGTACCATTTGCGTGAGCAATGGAGTCTCTCATCTTGGGAGGGAGAGGTGAGTCCATTGCTACCATGTCAGCCGCAACATAAGTTGTGTTAACTGATGCACTTTCCCACTTTTGGTCTGCGGAATATTCTTTGCGAAGCATTGTCTTGTGAAGATATGTAAGCTGATTGCCTCGCTTACCATTGATTCTCTCGATGATAGTTTGAAGTTTCGGGAAAATCTTTCCGATGTATTCAATAAATAGTGATTCTTTCATTTTTTACCTCCTTTCTACATTAATCGTGTAAGAATACAAGAGTTGGCAATGCCGTTTTCATAGCCGCTTTTATGTCGTCTATGGGGTATGGACTCGCCAAATCATTGACTTCGCCACTATACATAATACCAACCAATGGTTCACTAGTTGGTTTTGTACATACAACTACTCCTACATATTCGTGGGAACCGGGAAGTGAGTCGTATCCATCGCCAGATGATTTTACGGGCATAGGTTTGTACGTGTCTGTTGACGGATCACGAATAACAACGTGCCCGGCTTTAATAACCGGAAGGTTATAATTTGATACGTCAAGAGTACGACCTCCGATAATGCCAGCTACATAATGCCGAATTACGACAGAATCCATTCCGGCATTGAGAATTTCCATTTCGCTTGCTAAATTTGCTGTTGCACCCATTGTTACAATTTCTTTTTTGACTTAGAAAGTGTTGACTAAATCTTCAATTTCTTTGTCGGTTAATACTTCGTCTTGATTACCCGAACCTTTACTTCCGGCAGCAGGAGGGGTTGCCAATGTTGCCAAACCTGCATCTGCACGCTCTTGATTGTAATTCTTCAGGTCTTCCTCAACATCAGAATAGAACTCCTCGAAATCGTCGTCACTCTCAAAGCTCATTTTAGAGAAGCTTTTCAAGGTACGCGAACCGAATGTTCCGGTGTCTTTCAGCAGGGCTTCAAGTTTGGCTTTACGCAAGTTAGAAACTTTTTCACCTTCCAATGCGGCAAAACGGGCTTCCTGTTGCTCTCTGAAAGACTTAAACCATGCGGGTTCTTCGTCTTGTTCATTTCCTTTGTTGTTGGGATTTTTCTTGTTTGAACCAGCTTGACGAGAGCCGCCTTTTGACGTGTCATCGTCATCGTCGTCATCATCATCTTCTTCTGATTCGGGGTGTTTCTTCTTCCATTCGTCAAGCAAACGGTTGGCTTGCGACTGGCCGAAAGTGAGGTAAGGGAGAACCGCTTCTATCTGTTCGTCGATTTCTGCGTTTACATCCTCTTCTGAGGCATCTTCTGCGGATTTCAGGTTATCGGCAATCTTGGCGGCGATACCCTTCAATTCCTTTGCGTTGAACCCTAACGCCTTCGCTTTAAGTTTCAACCTTACGAAAACTTGCTGTTGTCTGTTCATTTCATTTAGGTTTAAACAAAAAAATAGTCTGCGTAGCAATGTAGCCAGCAGACTATTCGCATCTTCTTTCAGATGTGCCTCCGCCTAAACGGACAAACAGGTGTTTACGACAAGTCGGGTGGCGTACATCTTCATACGCTTTCTGCAAATATATAGTAAAGTATATGAATCTCATACACTTTTCAATAAAATATTGATTGAGTTTTATTTTTTTTAAGAAAACAAAGTAATAAAAATAAGAGATTTGATTGATTTTACCTTCTGTGAGAAATGCGGGATAAATATTCGATTCACTGCCTTACGAAATCGTATAATAGCCCTCAAAGGTTAATAATGTTGAATTATGCATGAAATTCATACACTTTCAAGATTCCATGCTATAATTTTGTGCCCAATATTATGCGTGACATTCGCAACCTATTATCACAAGGAGTAGCCGAATTCAATTGGGGATTGGGGTTATACCTGAACCCTAATGTCTAGTTTCCCGCCAAGCCCTTTCGTTACGATGTCATATAGTGTAGAGAGCGTGAGGTTGCTCCCTTCTCTTTCCACCTTTGATATGAAAGAGCGTTCTTTCCCTATCTTCTTAGCAAGCTGGTCTTGGGTTAGGTTCCTCGCTTCACGGGCATTGCGGATCTGAAGCCCAACACGAAGGTTGGAAAGTTCGGTTTCAATCTTATCGCGGCGCGGAGTGCCAATTTCTCCATAAACCTTATTCTTTATATCCTCAATAGTGTAAGTTTCCATAATCATTTCCTTTCTTTTTTCTTTTCATTAAAGTATTCTTGCATGAGCCTTACAGCCCGGTCTATCTCTTTTTTCGGTGTCTTTTGCGTCTTTTTCTGAAAGCCGCTCAGTAAGATGACCATTTTTTCACCATCAAAAAAGCAAAAAACACGTATTATGTCACTTGAAAATTGCACTCTGATTTCATAAAGTCCCCTTGTACCTTCAATATGCTTCAAGTATTTCTCTGGAACAACTTGAAGCGTTTCGACATATTGTATGGTTTTCACCACCTTATCCTGCATCTTTTCGGAAAGCGACTTCACAAAATCTATGAAATAGTGCTTATATGCTATGACGTTTCTTACTTTCATGTCGCAAATGTAACTTATAATTCACATTTCCGCAAATATTTCCAGCTTTTTCTTTGCAATTTCAAAATAAAAGGGTCGGAACATTATTCCGACCCAAGGTGGAAATCAACAAGTTTGGTTACTTGCCGAAGATGGCTTATGCAAAGCCCCGAACCATAAGGAACGGGGCTGGATAGTTAGTATTATTGTATAGTTTTTAGGCAATCCGAAAAACCAATAAATCAAATGTTTAACTACACACCTCATCAAGATGTATTTTACATACCCAAAAAAATGGTATATGTAAAAGCATAATACCCGGGAAAATTACGGCAAGATCACGCAAGGTAAAATACGCAGATAGTTGCGTATTCAATTTTTCTTCCTCTTTTTCCAATGCAATAAAAAAAGGGAATTGCACAATAAAAAAATATTATTTTATCAATTAATGTAATCCTCAATAATATTACATTTTTCCTTAAATTCTTCAATTATATTCAATTCTTCTTCATTCAGTCCTTTAATGTTTATCCCACATTTCTCACAAAAGATAAAATCAATAGAGTTTTTATGCCCATTTTCACATACAAATTTTTTTTCATCGCATTTAGAAAATATGCCTCCTTTTACATTCTCAATATTGCCAGTATTTGGAAGATTATTTAAATATTCCAATATTCTTTTCATACCTTGTAAATCATTTGTATTGTAATATTCTTTTGTAGCCGATAGTAAATGTATTCCAATATGTAATTCTTGTTTGATTATTTCGTAAATAGAATTTGAATCAAATAAATTATATTTCTCAATCAAATCTCTTATTTTTTTATACTTAAAATATTTGTAAACAAAAGGGATAATATGATTTGCAGGAATTACTGATAAAATTTGTTTTATATTAGTTACCTCTACCTCATTAGAGTTATAATTGACATCTAGTGATATATACCTTTTTATGAGATCCTCTACAATTTCTATTTGAGGGTTTTCTAATAAAAATTCCACCCATTCCTTACATATTGGTGAAGATTTTTTTATTCGTGATACTATGTATCTTCGCTGAATTTCTTTTTGAAGATCTATTGATGAAATTTGAGAATGACAATCCACGGCTTTAATATCTTCATCATTTTTTTCTATAATACAAGCTGTTCCAGAAACAGATACCATAAACATAGATTTATCTCTGCTAGATATTTCGTCGAAATCTACCTTAAATCCAACAATGGCATTTGCCCCTAAGTTTATAGCTTTTTGTTTTAATTCTTTTGATGCTTCATTATAAATAATTTGGAGTTTTCTTTTATATGAGCCAGATCTCCCTCCAAAAAAATCTGTAACCGACGCTGCAAAATCAGAAAACACATTAGTACCTATTACAATATTTGAGCATATTGTATCAATATATCTTTTTATAGGACAATTCTCTATTGTATCAGTAGTTGTTATAATAAATCTGTTTTTCATGGCTTAATCTTTTGACTCGGTTACTTTTAACTTGGTTCCACATTTAGGGCAAACTATTGTATTACTCGTCCGCAAAAAAATCCCCGACGCTGCATCCTATTACATCGGCAATCCTTTGTAGCGTGTCGATAGTTGGATTATTGTTAATAGATTGAGATAATGTCCCTTTACTAATAGGGCGGGGCTTGATTTCATTTGCAACTCGTTCAAGTGTGTAACCACGTTCTTTAATTACTCTTTTAATATCCATAATCAGTGTTTTATTATATCCAAACGCAAAGATATATAAATAAAAATAAACATACTGCTATAATAGAACAAATTTAATGTTATTGTATATTTTAACCAAACTATCTATATTTGTTAAAGTTCTGTTAAAACAGAACTTTTCTTTTGTTTGTTCGGTTTTAATCTATACATTTGTCACATCAAACAAAAACAAACAAGGATATGAAAACGAAAATCGACAAATCGCAACTTTTCAAAATGGCTTGGTCAATGTATAAACGCTCTATCTCGGTTCTCGGGCGAGAGTTCTGCCAGTCGTTCAGTGCTTGTTTGAGGAATGCATGGTTTAAGATGAAATCGGAAGCCCGCAAAGCGGAAAAAGAGGCTCGCCGGTTGATGAAGAAGTCGGAACCCACACAAAAGCCCGAACCGGTTGTATTTGACGCAGCAATGGAAAGAGGGATAACGGAGTATTACAGAAGCCAAAGCGGGCGTTATTGCGGAGATTAAAATAAACAAAACACGTTGCTGCTCTTCCAAAACAGCACGAGACGGTGGACCGGTCACGGGGGAAACAAAAACCGGTCCACTTTAATAAAGACCAATATTACTAACAATTAAAAGACAAGAGCAATGAAACATTCGGAAGAACAAATAAAAGAAATAATGTTGGCCCTATACGAACAACTTGGCGGACATAAATTTGTAGTTATGACAGGATCAAAATTTACCGGTTACGCGGAGAATGAATCTGGTGACATGGAGCAGGTTATTAAATTGAGCAAAAATAAATCTGGCGCAGATAAATTAATCATCACCTATGAAGAAGGTAAGGATACTTATTCTATGAGATTCATCAAATCCCCGAAATTAAACAAAAAGACTTTTTCTTTTTCCGAGGCCAAAGAGGTCTTCTTTTCGAGTGATATTTATGATGAACAGTTGCAAGAAGTGTTTACACAAGTGACAGGCTTATACACTCATCTTTAAACATATAATCGATGAAAGTAAACGAACCTAACAATAGGATCGAAATAGCATAACGATTTAATACATAAAAGCAATGAACACGTATTACAAGTTTGCGCCAAATGTGTTTTTGGCAAAGTGCGACGAGAAGCACGAAAAAGGAGAAGTTATAGAAGTTACAACCAAGTATGGAAAAGAGAATGAAAGCATAGTATTTAACCTGATATTTGAGCGCGACGGATTCTATTATTACTCCATCGTAAGAGCTGACGGATTCAACGTACAAGAATGGGCTAAACGTAGAGCCGAACGTAGACGTGAATGGTCTGTATCAGCAGATAAAAAAAGTATTGAATATTCCAAAAAGTCAAATAAGGATAGAGATTTTCTTTCACTTGGAGAACCCATTAAAGTAGGGCATCATAGCGAAAGACGACACAGAAAAGCGATAGAGGATGCTTGGTACAACATGGGCAAAAGTGTTGAATTTAGCGACAAAGCAACAAAACATGAAAGAGAAGCCGAATACTGGGACAAGCGAGCTACAACCATCAACCTATCCATGCCGGAAAGTATCGACTTTTATGCGCACAAGCTGGAAGAAGCCAAAGAATACCATGAAGGTATAAAGTCAGGCAAATATCCACGTGAACACTCCTACACTCTTACTTATGCAAAAAAAGCAGTAAATGAAGCTCAAAAGAATTATGATCTTGCAGTAAAATTATGGGGAGAATAAAAATGGAAAAGTTGATTAGAAACGATAACGCACCATTAAAGAACAAGTTTTAGAATATTTATTCAAACATAGAACCCTCCCCAAATATTATCCATTCCAATGAAACTCCATAGTCATAAACAAGATAATATATCCATTCGGGCTTCAAAACACTACGGTCTGGATTTTTTCTCACATTTGCTATATTGGTACGAGTTATATTGTGCTTCCTCGTGAATGTTTTAAGCCCACGAATGCGTCTCTGTGCTTTGAGCATATCAACCGCTTCAAAGAAACGTTTGGTTATAGCGATTCCTTCCTTAGAAATTTTCATGGCTCAAGTTTTAGTAACTGTTCTATTTCTTGTTTTATATCTTCTGGAGTTTTAATATAAGTAGCTATTTTATTGAATAGCTCATCGTTGTCTTTACTACTCTGTTTAAGAAACACCATTGATTCCCCTCCGTTATCCATGACAAATAGAGTATCTTTATTTATCTTGTATTTTATTGTATCAGCCCAATATTCTGAGTGTATGCTTATTTGGTTCTCATTTATATGTTCCCAATTTATTAAATCAACCGTACCAATACTTGATGTAGAATCTTCCGGGGAAACTGACCACATGATTCCAGAACCTCCTTTTTTAAAAATAGCGTGGTTAATTGTCAAAATTTCTCCATTATATAGATGAATCGAATTCTTATCTTGCTCCCAATGTCCCACCAGTTGTTCATTTGCACAACTAAATAATGTCAATAATTGTAGTGCTATAATTACGTAGAAAAGGATTTTCATAAGTCACAATTTAGAATGCTTGTTTCTGCGTTTATTGCTTTTTCTAATTATTATGTCTTTCTGCTTATTTATACGTTCAGAAATCTGTTGAATTTAGTCTTTGGAATTCATGGCTATTTTAGTTTTAAGCATACATATCTTCCACTTTGTTTTTCAATACAATTAGTATTTTTCTTTTCAGCACTTTGTTTTCAGAATCTACAATGGAGGAAATACAATCGTCTAACAGTTTGAACATCTTGACTGTTGCGTTGTCTTTCGCTTTTTCAGTCTTCAATGTGCCGAATTTTGCTTCATAAATATCGAACGCATCACAAGCTATCCTTATGATGTTCTCATTCTTATTGTCGTCTACTTTTTGCTTCGCAACACATGCGGATTCATGATTCAGCTTTATATCGTTTTCCATCATCCACTTCATATGTTCGCATACAGTCTCGTATCTACTGTTTAGCGTATCCAGATTCTTTGTCTTGTCAATGATTGATAGGCTTTCGTTTATGATCTTCAATCGGCTTCTTCCCTCTATCTCAACCGTTGCATAACGTACCGAAGATTCGTATACCAAGCGTTTTTCTTGCTCACTCAGTATATGCTTCCTCGGTCTTAATCCTAATAGTTTGCCAAATAACCCCATTACACCATCTATTTCTTCTTGTCTTTTCTCTTAATGGTATGTTTCAGTTTCAGCACGGCGAAGTTTAGTTCTATTTCGGTCTCCGTCTCGTTCGTCTGCATATCCTCCCCGAACAGGTCTGCCATGATCTCCCCGCTTTTCTGCATGAGCGATTTTTGGGTGAACTGGTCGGGATTCGCCGATAGCTCTCCTATGGTTCTCGACAACTCCCTCAATTTGGCGAATGCCTCTATAATGGCAATCGTGGTCTCTGTCGCTTGGGGGCTTTTTAGGATAGTCGCCAGCATATAAAGTCCTTTCTCTGTGAATGCTTTCGGTATTGCCCGGCTTTTAGGGCTGTTTGCAATCAAATTTTTTGACCGCAACTCTTTAAGTTCCTGTTTACCAAGTTCAAACACATACCCTTCTGGGAATTTGCTTGGGTTGTTTTTTACAGCTTGGTTTATCTCTCTCGTCTCCACTCCGTAGAGCTCTGCCACAGCGAAGTCAAAAATGACATCTTGTTCCTGCAGGTGGACAATTTTGTCTTTAACCGATTGATATGTTAGTAATTTCATGATTCTTGTAAATTTTAATAGCTGTTTCACTTCAAAGACATGCTTTGCAGGACTCTATATAATCCGAAAACATCTTGTAGCGACACCTCAAAAGGCGGATATTCCGGTGACATTGAGAGTCTTCTGAACTGTTATGGAGAACTCCGCCACTCCTATCTTTTGTGCTCATTGTGTTTATCATTGTTCAAATAATAAGATATATATTTTGATGGCTCTCACTAAGTATTTTCTTAATTAATTCTTTCATTACTTTACTATTATAATAGTTTTTCTTATATTAAGAAATTATTTAGTATATTGCGATTGTTAACCATCTAATCTTGTTTATCTAATGAACTCCTCAAAATACATATTAAATCATCTTTGGATTTTATTGTTGTTTCAAGAGACTTTATCGTAGCCTCATGTCCACTAACGATTCTTTCGAGGTATTGTATCCTTTGATTAAGCATGTCTATTTCGTTCAGGTTATTTTGGACGCCTGAACTAGTATTCTCTATTGTGACTGTTCCGTCAGGGTCAATAATTTTTTGAGTACCTTTTTCCGGCAATGATATAGAGATGTTATTATTAAAATCTCCTCGATAGATATTGCCCTTATTATTGTTCCCGATAATTCCTGAATTATTGCTTAGCATTTCTCCTTCTCCATACAACAACCATTCTAATTTGTATTTTGGGAAAGCACTAACTATTTTTTCACATGTTGAACGTGATGGCGATCGATGTTCATTGATAATTCTTGTGATTGTAACATTATTGTTCAATCCAATTGCTGCACTAAAAGAGTTTTTATTTAATCCCTCTTTTTCAATAATTAATTTTATTCTTTCCCAGCCTTCCATAATACTGTCAGTTAATTAATGTTATTATACTAACTTTTAAAAGAAAATAGTTTGTGTTTTTGATAACTGTTAGTATCTTTGCCTCTATAATCATTGAAACAAACCTATTTCAAGATTGAAACAAAAACTATAATGCGCAAATATAAACGATTAAATGTAAAAAAGCAATGAGAAAAGTAAAATACATCAGTATACCATCAAAGATTATTAAGGAGATAGCCGCCGAGGTAGGTTGTACAGACCGCACTGTCTACGGGGCGATAAACTTCCGCACGGACGGAGAACAGCCAGAACGCATAAGGGAGCTTGCTCTCAAAAAGGGCGGAATCGTCTCACACAAGATGGTAGGATAAACAAAACGATTGAAACATTAGAGAAATATTAAGCAAACGATAAAATCAAAACAATATTATGATGACGTCCACAGAACCCCAAGTATCGCTTTCCGGCCGATACTCGACCAACGAGACTTGCAAGATACTCGGCATCGACAGGAGCACACTGTTCCGTTACACGAAGAATGGAATCATCAAATTCGGTTACAGGAGGTGTAACGGTCGAAAATTCTACCCGGGAAGTGAGATAATTCGGATTTGGAAATCCATGATGTAAAAGCCGGGGAGTAGCTCAACGGTAGAGCAACCGAATAAAAGAACCAATATGTTGGGTATCGGTTCTTCGGAGCGAGCAAGGGTTCGATTCCCGCCTCCCCACAAAAAAGCTCATTGACATGTTGGCGTACGTGAAGAACACCGAGAGTCGCAATAGCGGGAACGCCGAGACTTGCGACGGGTCGGGGTGAAGTAACGAAGTCGTGACGTGTAAGTAATATCCGGCAATTCGGCAACCGGGCACGCTTCACCAAGTTCAATGAATAGAAACGAACGAAAAAATGGAGAGAGAAAGGGATTGCCTTTCTAGGCAAGAATAGTTCAGACAGCTTTCCATTACCCTATATTTCCCCTGCCCGTCGGATTCGGGTTGAAAAAACAGTCATCTGTTGCAGGGGAACGAAATTAAACAAACCTGTGAACATGCACACAACCTGTATTATCCCACGGTCAACAATCGAGAAACGATACGACAAGGCAAGGGAAGATTTCAACGACCAATACGACAACTCTCCTTACAAATTGAAATGTAAGGAATTTTATCTGGGAGGCGGGGTAGAAAATTACGAGGTCGCCAACAAGATACTATCGATGAACGAGGAAGAAATAGCCAAATCCTACCTCGAAGATTGTGACCCGGAAGACTGGCAGAGCATTCGTCAATACCGGGAAGACCTCATGTGCGATGCCACGGACATCTACAAAAACGCTATCGCTATGGTAAAAGCCGATATTCAGAAACTAAAAACCATACAGGACGAGGTAGAAAATTTTCTTGACGACCATATAGGAGAAAACATGGACGGTCATTATCTCGACGGAGATATAAACTATGAAATAGATTTGATCGACAAAAACGTCGATGTCATCATTCATTACGACGCATACAATCACAAGGAATGGGACAACGGCGACTATTTAACGCCACGTTCCGACAGTGGCTACATCGATACGGAATACACGGTAACCGTATTCGACGAATGTGGGAACGAAGAATTTGAGTTTAACGGTAATTTCCAAATATAACAGTCATGATATTCTACAAGTTATTTACCCTGCTCGCCATACTGCTTATGCTTTCCTCGATATTCGGGGTAGTCGCTTCGCTCATCAACGCCAACCTTTGGCAACTGGTGATAAGCATATCCCTGTTCGCACTGTCGTCGATGGCTCTTGCCGGGCAACAACAAACCGATAAGAAATAAATTATAATTCCATATAAATCAAGCATATTCACCGACCGTCCGGGAGGATATGCGGTGTATAAAAAGAAACATAACCCTTTAAACAAAAAAAATATGTCAGAGTACGAAGTATTACAGGTTCAAGCACAGCCACAAGTCATGCAAATAGACGCCCTCGAACGGGCAAATGTAGATTCGCAAGTAGCCACGGCGAAAAAATATCCTCGGGATATGCGTCGTAGTCTTGATGACTCTATCGTTATGGCTACCCTCGATAAAGAAACGGCACAATCGTGTGGATATGCGCTACCAAGAGGTAACAAACCTATTACTGGGCCATCTGTTCACTTGGCGAAAATAATCGTTTCAAACTGGGGGAATATGCGCACCGAGGCAAAGGTGGTTCAGATTACAGACACGCAAGTGGTAAGCCGTGGCACAGCTTGGGACTTGGAAAAAAACGTGGCAAGTGCTTTTGAGGTTCGTCGCTCTATCATTGACAAAAACGGGAAACGGTATCCAAACGACATGATAACCGTAACCGGCAATGCCGCAAACGCAATAGCCTATCGAAACGCCGTATTTTCGGTTATTCCAAAAAGCATCACCGATAAAGTCTACCAAGCAGCTCAAAGTTTCATTACTGGCGACCTGTCCGACGAAGATAAGCTCAAAAAGACAAGGGCGAAGTGGATTGCGTTTTTCAAAAACGAGTATGGTATTACCGAGGAAGAGGTAATCAAGTTGTGCGGAAAGCAGACAATTAACCAGATTCGAGGAAATGAGATTGCGTTGCTGTCCGGCATTGACCAGTCGCTCAAAGACGGTGACACAACGGTAGAAGAACTTATGAAGCCATACCGAGGCACGAAAAGCAGCAAATTCAAAGATATAGCCGGAGAAGCAGCCGGTGTCAAAGAGGGAATCAATCAGGAAGGAACTAAACAGACACTGTTCGACGATGGAAGCACAAAGGACTCTTGAATGGTACAGGAAGCGACTCGGTTGTTTCACGGGAAGCCGCATAGGCGACCTGATGAAAGCGAACCGAAGCGGAAACGGGTTCGGGGAATGCGCCATGAACTATATTTACCAAGTAGCGGGAGAGCGCATGCTCAACCCGGCTATGGTAAACGACGATGGGTTTTTCTCCGACTATATCACCCAGACAGACATATCGACCAAGCAAATGCGATGGGGAACGGAGAACGAGCCCGATGCCCGGCGCATATACGAACTTAAAACAGGTCGCCGTGTCGTCGAGGTAGGATTGTGCAAACACCCCACCATCGCCCATTTCGCAGCCAGCCCCGACGGATATTATTACGATGAGAATAAGCGGGAAAAAGGGGTAATCGAGATAAAAAGCGTGGGAACAGCCACATACGCCAAATACTTCCACAAGATAAAGGACAACGATACCCTCCTTTCCACGGAGCCGAGATATTACTACCAAATCATGTCCGAACTCATGTGCGTTGAAGCCGATTGGTGCGATTTCATCGTATATAACCCGTTCGAGAAGCCCTCCATGTTTATCAGAAGGATATATCCAGATGATAACATCTTCAAGAAGATAGCCGAAAGGATATACGAAGCCGATGAATTAGTCAATGAAATAATCAATTCATGAAAGACTATGAAATACAGTCAATCGTCAGCCTGCTGGAAAGAGCTGCAAAAGCGTTGGAAAAGTCCGACGACTACCGGCATAAAGAGCTGGCAAGATTGATGAGAAATAAAGTAAGACAATTAAATAAGAAATACAATGGACAAAAATGAGATCTTAAATAGCGACTGTGATGTCCGCGTTAGCGTGGCAAGAAACCCCAACACTCCCGTCGATGTGCTCATGGAGTTGGCAAAGGATAGCGACATTGTTGTACGCCGTAGAGTGGCATGTAATTCCAACACCCCCGTCGATGTGCTCATTGAACTGGAAAAGGACAGCGACTGGGTTGTCCGCCGTTATGCAGCATGTAATCCCAATATGCCCGTCGATGTGCTCGCAGAATTAGCGAAGGATAGCCACTGGGTTGTCCGTCGTTATGCGGCATGTAATCTCAACACACCCTTAGAAGTATTGATTGAATTGGCAAAGGATAGTCACTGGGCTGTCCGCGTTAGCGTGGCATGTAATCCCAACACGCCCGTCGAGGTACTCACTAAGCTGACAAAGGATAGTGACTTTGATGTCCGCCGTTATGCGGCAGGGAATCCCAAGTTAAAAGAAGTTTTAACCTATAAAAAATAAAAGCGATGTTTTACGAAATCAAACTGAAAGTAGAAAAAGAGAACAGCAAAGGAGAGATGAAAGAAGTCATCGAACACTTCATCACCGATGTAGGATTATTTGCCGAGGCCGAAGCCAAAGGACTGGAACAGTACAACGGAAATTGCGATGTATTCTCTATCACCCGCTCGAATGTCGTCGAGATAGTCAACGAGAAGGAAGAAGGCAAGCCCTTCTACAAAGCCACGTTGATAGACATATTCATCGATGACAACGGCAATGAAAAGGAAACGAAGTACTACAACCTCGTTTGCGCCAAAGACATCACCGAAGCCAACCGCCTCATGCAAGAACACATGAGACAAGGTCTTAACGACATGCGGCTCGATGCGATTCAAAAGACAAAAATCATAGACCTGATATAGGAGAATAATGTGAGACATTCCCCGCAAGCCGATCCGGGTACGTGGTCGAGCACCATACGGAGGAAGGAACTGCGGGGAGAAATTAGCCATAAGTGTTTTAGGTGGTATCGGCAGTGGTTCAAACGGGAGAGCGGTATAAGTCGAGTATAAGGAGCGAATATACAGTTGCGGGTTCGAGTCCCGCCTGCCGAACAAAAAGAGAAAGATATGCAATTAAAAGTCTTTACAGCATTCAGCGGATATGACAGCCAGTGCATGGCACTCGACCGGCTCGGAGTCGATTACGATCTGGTCGGCTGGTCGGAAATCGACAAGTACGCCATACAAGCCCATAATGCCGTATATCCTCAATACCGAGACAGGAACTTCGGGGATATATGCCATATAGACTGGGCAAAAGTTCCCGACTTCGACCTGTTCACATATTCTTTCCCCTGCACGGACATTTCAACGGCCGGAAAGCAGGCGGGATTGAAGAAAGGCAGCGGGACACGCAGCAGCCTGTTATGGGAATGCGAGAAAGCGATAGAGACCAAGATGCCGAAATACCTGCTCATGGAAAATGTAAAGTCCCTTACCGGAAGGAAATACAAGTGTTTTTTATCGGCATGGGAACAATACCTGTCCAAATTAGGGTACACGAACCATACGAAGGTTCTGAATGCGAAAGACTACGGCATTCCCCATAACAGGGAAAGAGTATTCATGATTTCGATACGAGACTCGGAATCGTATTATTTTCCGGAACCCTTACCCATTGAAAAGAGATTGAGGGACATTCTCGAATGCGACGTGGACGAAAAGTATTTTTTGGGCGAGAAGATGATAAAAGGTTTCATAAGACACAACATCGCTCACGTAAAAAAAGGAACGGGCTTTTTATGGTTACCTAAAACAGGTGATGGCACAGCCAATTGTCTGAGAGCTAATGGAGCATTAAGTCCGACCGACAATTCGATAATCGTGAGGGAATATTCGGAACCCGAGATAATACAACGCAGCAGAGGATTTAACAAAGGAGGGACATACACGATATGCCCTGCGATAACAAGCAACTCGTGGCAGGAAAATAACTTTCTGTGTCTGGAAAAGATAAGAAGGCTGACACCGAGAGAATGTTTCCGGTTAATGGGTGTCAGCGAATCGGATATAAACAAGATTCAAAATGCGGGAATAAGCGACAGCCGGCAATATGTGATGGCAGGTAACAGTATCGTCGTAGATGTCCTTTTCCACATATTCCGAAAACTGTTCACGGACAAATCATGCGAATCGATACAAAAGAAACTTTTCTGATAAAAAGACAAAATATAATGGAAGAACAGGCCACATACAACCGAAAACACAAATACGATGTATTGATAGGGATAGACCCCGACGTTGAGCGCAGCGGCTACTCCGTATTGGACACAAGGAAAATGAAAATGGAGATGAGTGTTTGCCCATTCCCCTTGTTGGTAGAGGGCATAAAAAAACTTCATGAGCACTGCAAGAAAAACGATGAACGAGTGGCGGTATATGTCGAGGCAGGTTGGAAGAACAAATCCAACTGGCATTTGTCACCGAAAGACACACGGGCGAGCGCAGCCAAGAAAGGCGAGCATGTAGGTCGCAACCAAGAGACCGGTCGCAAGATAGTCGAAATGCTGAGGCATTACGGAATACAAGTCATGGAGCAATCCCCATTGCGCAAGTGCTGGCAAGGGAAAGACGGCAAGATCACCCATGAAGAATTGAAGCGGTTGTGCCAGATGAGCGGGATAGCGTTCAATGCGAGTCGCAGCAACCAAGAAGAAAGGGACTCTGCCCTGCTCGCTATCACCTGCTCCGGATTGCCCATTAAATACAAAGTCGTTGAATCTAAAATAAACAAACCTTATTGTGGAATGTAAATCAGTATTATGAGTACACAAGTATTATCAATAAAGCAGATGAAGCACTTGCAAGAACTTGGATTAAATACAAACTGTGCAAGTGCATGTTGGGTTAAAGTTACCAAAATTGACGGGAAAGAGGTGGAAAATTGTTGGAGTTTAGCTTTTGGTATTGTCCCAAACAAATTTGACAATATGGAGGCAGAAACCGCACCCACATTCACTTTGCAGGATATTTTAGATTTGTTGCCCAGACAAATGATTGATGAGTATGCAAGCCCTTTAATGATAAAATGCACATTCGATTTACTTGTACAGGTTTGTTATAAAGACATTTATGTCACTGCCGAACATGAAGATATTATCGATGCCGCCTACGAGATGTTATGCTGGTGCATAGAAAACGAAAATCTACACGGATTTCGTATTTGCAATTTATCCAATCAAAAATCAATAAATAAAAATACGATATGAAAACGAACCAACTGATGAAAAGGCGAATGGGTAACATAGATGTGACCCAACGTACCAAAGACGGATTTTTCTGTGCATCCGAATTGTTGAAACAGTGGAACGAAGGCAACAACCATAAGAAAAATGTTAACCACTATCTCGAAAACAGTAAGACAAAAGAGTTTATAAAAGCTCTTATAAATGACGACGATCAAATTCGGAATTCCGAAAAACCTATAAATCAAATACTTATAATCAATAAATCGAGAACTAACAAAGACGGGAGCAAAGAGGCAGGGGCTGTTTGGATGTCACCCTTACTGTTCATCGATTTTGCAATGTGGATTAACCCGTCGTTTAAGGTTAAGGTGTTGAAATTCGTCTATGACGAGATGATAAAGTATCGCAATGAAGCCGGCGATGCCTACAACAAACTAGGCTCGGCCGTTTCAAAGATCGTTCGGAAAGACTTCATGCCCCAAGCCATGCAGAAAGTAGGCGAAGCGTTGAACTGGATTGTGTTCAACGAGCATGAAAGGAATATCCGCAACCAATACGGCGAAGAAAAGAAACAGCGGGAATTGTACGAGCTGGAAAGAAAAGTCGCCGACCTTATCAACGAGGGCTTTATCAAGAGCTACGACCAAATGATAACCTATCTGAAAAACGTTTACCGGCACAAGTACCTGCCGGCTGTATTCTCATAACCCAGAATTGTCAAAACAAGAATAGCCATGATTATAGCCAAGCAAGTTATATCCTCCATTATCGAGGAAAAGAAAAAGAATAACAAGGAGCCCTCCATAGCGAGCTTTACCGAAATACAGTCGGTGGTTATCCGGTCACTCAAATCCGAGATAAACGAGTTATGCAAAACCGGTGAGATTGACAAGCACAAGACCCTGAACGGGTGGGCATTTTCAATTACTGAAACTTAATTATGGAATCGGAAGACAAATTAAACAGAGAAAAATTAGTTATATCTGATTTATGTTTGGAATACCTTTTTATAAAGTCCATTATCAACTATGATCAATATGTAGATATTCATAATAGAATAAAGAAATTCCAAGAAGATAATCATGTTATTGTTAATTTCAATCAATTATCGTCAGCTCGTTTTTATTATAACGACGATCCCGATAAATCAAAAACATTAAAGGTGAAATTAATAACATCGAGCATGAATACCTTTAAACGAGGAGACATCTATCTAAGAAGTTTAGAAGATTCATTGTTTGAGTCAAGATTGCCAGTTATAAGGGAAATGATAGATACCAATACCCTTAATCTCTATACTGAGATAGAAACCATAGAAGATTTGGATATATTGGTTCATGAGTTTGGCTGTCATATCGTTTACGGAGATAAAACAGAAGAAGGAATTATGATAATTGAAAAGTATGATACGAAAAGAGAATAACTATCAATATTTATAATAAATGAAAGACAGCTTTTTGATTTATAAACCATTTTATAAACCCATATCGAGATTATCGGACAAACAACTGGGCAGGCTGTTTCGAGCAATATTCAAATATCAACTTGGCGAGGAGGTTACGGTAGAGGAGGACATTGAAATGGCATTTGAGTTTTTCAAGAATCAATTCGAGATAGATGAACTCAAATATCAGGGCATTGTCGAGAGAAACCGGAACAACGGGCGTAAAGGAGGTAATGACAAAAACTCTGAAACGGTTAAATCAAAGTCCAGTGGGAGCCAAACGAGCCACTCGACCCCAAATAACCCAGTGGGGGCCAAACGAGCCAGTGGGGGCTTAAATGATAATGAAAATGATAATGATTTAAAAGAAACTTCTCTATCGAGAAGCAAAGAAAAAGAAGAAGATTTTGGCAAAGACGTTGACAAGCCACTGACAGAACTGCGTGAAGAACTACTCTCAAATCAAACGTGGATAGAAACGCTATCGATGAACAACCACATCGACGAGAGCGCATCGAGGCTCTATATCGAGGCATATATCCGTAAGCTCCAAAACGAGGGTATTGCAAGAAAAAGCGTCAGCGATGCACAAAAACACTTTGCCCGCTGGTTAATAATCGAACTAAAACGAGCACGAGATGAGCAATCCGGAATCCATCAAAAACCTAATTCCAAGACCAAAGAGCAGCGATATGCAGAGTTTGCAGAAGCTATCGCCGCCAAGCTGGCAACGGGAGATACTGGCAACCTACAAGACGGGGGAGAATCTGCTCTGCCTTTTTAGCCCCGACAATCAAGTCCGCTATTGCCAGAGCCTCGAACGATGCTTTATCGGCAAAGCTCCGAGCATAGCCCGTGTGTCGAGGACGTTCGGGAGCCACATCGCCGAGTCGTGGCTGGAAATACAGCTTCTCGACCTAGCCGAATTTTCGGGAGTCCGCAAGGACGGAATGACGGAAAAGGAATACGAGGAGATAGCCCGTATCATCATCTCCGGCTATGGTGATTTCAAACTTACCGAGTTCATGGTATTCTTCCAGCGGTTCAAGCAAGGTCTTTACGGGACGTTCTACGGAGTTTTCGACCCTATGGTGATAACAAGGTCTCTTCGAGAGTTCAGAGCCGACAGAGAGAAACTATTGCGGTTCTATGAGGACAAGAAAAGGCAGGAGGAAAAGGAAAGGGAGAGAGAGCTACGTGAAAAGGAGAAAGCGACACCCGATCAGATTCAAGAAATTATCGACAAATACAGCAAAAAGGAAAGTTAAGTATGAAAGACATAGAGCTTTACAACGACTCATTCCAGAATTATAAAGTCTATGGGCTGCCAAAAGCGCAGCTGATTATAGCAGATGTGCCGTATAATTTGGCGAATAACGCCTACGCCAGCAACCCCGCATGGTATATTGACGGAGACAACAAGAACGGCGAGAGCGCATTGGCAGGCAAACAATTCTTCTCGTCCGACAGCGAGTTCCGTCCGGCCGAGTTCATGCACTTCTGTTCCAAAATGCTCGTGAAAGAACCGAAAGAAGCCGGCAAATCCCCCTGCATGATACTGTTCTGCGAGTACGAACAACAGTTCAAATTCATAGAGTTAGGACGCAAATACGGGTTAAATCACTACATACCGCTGGTTTTCCGCAAGGACTTCTCGGCGCAAGTGTTGAAAGCAAACATGAAGGTCGTCGGCAACTGCGAATACGGTCTTATCCTTTATCGGGACAAGTTGCCCAAATTCAACAACAACGGGAGAATGATATTCAACTGCTTCGACTGGGTGAGGGACAACACCACGCCCAAATGCCACCCTTGCCAGAAACCTGTCCCGCTTCTCAAACGGTTGATAGAGATATTCACGGACAAGGGCGATGTTGTCATCGACCCGTGCGCAGGAAGCGGCACGACCCTGTATGCGGCAGCCTCATTGGGAAGAAAGGCATATGGTTTCGAGGTCAACAAGCAATTTTATAACGACGCAAATGAAAAGGTCTTGAAAAGAATACAAGTCAGTTTATTTCAATAGATTATAAAAATCATACAGATATGGGAGAAATAGAACTTATGAAAGGAGGAGAGCAATGAGAAAAACGATATTAGATGCCTGTTGCGGGGGAAAGATGTTCTACTTCGACAAACATGACGAAAGAGTTCTTTTTCAAGATATTCGAAAGGTCTCTACTCATTTATGCGATGGTAGATTATTTGAAGTAAATCCCGACATACAAGCCGACTTTACAAATATGCCCTATGAGGATAAGTCTTTTTCAATGGTAGTTTTCGATCCGCCTCACTTATTAAGGAATGCTGGAAAGTCAGAGATGGCAGATATGTACGGAAGTTTGAACGAAAAAGCATCGCCAACAGGCTACCAACAAATTAAATACGGAGCTCTGTATTCAGATTGGCGTGATATGCTGGCAAAGGGATTTAAAGAATGTTTTCGAGTCCTGAAACCCGGAGGATTTTTGATTTTCAAATGGAACGAGACAGACATCAAAGTGTCGGAAGTTCTCAAACTCACACCTGAAAAACCAATATTCGGGCATATATCCGGCAAACGTTCTAATACACACTGGATTTGTTTCATGAAAGATTATATAAAGGAGGAATAAAAGATGAAAATAGAAGATATTGAAGATGCAGCATTAGACTGTGCCCTATTTGAGGATTATTACTATAATCCCAAACTTCAGCCTGCATATATAGATGGTTTCAAGCGTGGAGCAAGCTGGCGTATTGATTCTGTGTGGCATGAGGCAAGTGAAGAGCCAGAAAGAAATAGAATATATATCGCCCAACTTGGAGACAGTGCCTTTGATACCTTTTATGATTCAGGAAATTGGGAGAGATTTTCACGTGGAGTTAATATGCAACGCTGGGCATACGCAGAAGACTTGTTGCCCAATAAAAAGGAGGAATAAGAGATGTTTATTTTAAAATGGATAAAAGCAAAGAAAAACGGTATACCATTATATATTAAAGACAAATGGTATAATTATAGGGCGATGATGACAGAAAGTGAAGCGAAAACAACAGATCATATACAGATATACGATGACAATGGAAAATATATCGTCCCCAAAAGAGGAGTTACTGTTAATGTTTTTTTCTCAAAAAAGAAAGTTATAGCTACTTATGTAATAATAGGGATTCATGAAGAATCGCGGAATAAGGATTGGTTATATGCTTACGATTGGGTAAATGTAGATTTATTTTTCGTTGGAAATATAAAAAAGATATGAGAAAGGAGGAATAGAGGTTGAAAGACTTAAAAAGAAAATAATATGACAGTACAAGAATTGATTGACGAACTGATGAAAGTGAAAGATAAATCAACCCCCGTATTTTATGTACATGATATTTCAGATTATCAATTACATAGAGAAATTATAGAGAAACCATATTATGTCGAAGATATAAATGGGACCAATCCAGAAATTTGGTTAATTACAAATGGGGATTAATTATGGAAATAAATAAAATAGAGGCATTTGATTATATGCTCCACCTTTTTGAAGAGTGGCGGGATAATCATGAAACGATTAAGGGCAAGCCGTTTCCTAAACTTACAGCCATGAAACTGCTGTTTTTGGCTGCTGCTCCTAAGAAAGATGGAGGCGATGACCTTTTGGATATATTCGATAATTTCTATGCTATGCCTTATGGCCCGGTAGAGAGTGATGTATATAATGCAATGTGCGAAGATAGACTTCCTTCGTTTTCGGTTAAATATCGTAGTATTGAACCAAGAGAAGGTGCGGAACCATATAACGCAAAAAGATATAATGACAAGTTTTATCACAGAGTAAGAAATGCGGTAAATGACCTGAGAGGGGAAAACGAAAAATTGGTATTACTAAATGCATTTGAACTGGTAGAGATTACTCATAGATGGAGTAGTTGGAATCGGGCAATGGATTTTGCTGAATTTATGAAGCAATTGAGTGCTAAGATGCCTACCGATTCTATTAGGGATTCAAGCAAGATATTCGATTTAAAATGAAATATAATCATGGAAGGAAAAGAAGTAGGAGTAGAGATGAAAGGGAATGCCTGTACATTCAAGTGCAACTAAAAAAGCCCAAAGTTACAGGACATTGGGCTTAATGTCTTTCTCACACGAGAATGGACAAGATGATGGCGAATGACAGTTCGCCGGATCGGAGGTGTTAATGTTCCGAATCAAGTTCGATGCAAATATACTTCGATATTTAGTTATCAAATATCAAATTAACTCTTTTAATAGTTTAGTTAACATTGTTGTATTATGAGTAAAAAGAAAATCTACATCTCCCTACCCATTACCGGCAGGGACTTCGACGAAGTTGAAAGTGAAATACTATATGTTTCGGGAGTACTCGAAATGAAAGGCTACCATGTCGTCACACCGATAGACTTCGGTGTTAACCCCGATTTGGACAAACCCTATCATGAACTTCTGGGAAACGATATAAAGGCACTTATGGAGTGCGATGATATATGTCTTTGCCCCGGTTGGGAAAAATCCAAAGGCTGCCAGTTAGAGCATTTTGCGGCCAAACTATGGGATAAAGAGATAATGGAATTTGAAAAATTAAAAAAAACAGATAAGATATGGAAGAAAAGTAGGAGAAATATTTGAGTACAACGGTGAATGGTATCAGTGTATTCATACAAAATCTCTTGGATGTGAGAATTGTGATTTAGCTACCAAGAGTGATATTCATTGTAGTGATGTATTTGAGATAAGAGGAGAATGTTTATCATGTTATAGAAAAGATGGTAAATCTGTAATCTTCAAGAAACTTGAAAAGGTCGGAGATCCTATTAGGATAGAGAATAAATCATACCAGAAAATAAAGGTCCCTGGTGCTCTTTGTAATAATTGTGCTTTTTGTGATAATTTTTCAAGAGACTGCAAATTGAATGACTATATAAATCATTATCCTACACATTCATGCCTCATAGAAGAAATGTTTGTAGAGATTAAACAAAACAAAGAAAATATGGGAGAAAAGAAATTAAATCTTAAACCCTTTGACCTTGAAGCAGCCAAAGCTGGCAAGCCAGTATGTACTCGTGATGGTAGAAAGGTAAGGATTATTTCCTTTGATAGAAAATTTTTATTCAAGGGCGTAAGCTATCCAATCATTGCTTTGGTAGAAGATACTGCCAAAGAAGAAACCATATATGGTTATAATGAAAAAGGTAAGGTTATAATTGAAAATGACACGCCATATAAAGATGACTTAATGATGCTCCCTCAGAAGAAAGAAGGGTGGGTGAATGTATATAAATCACATGAAAGAGGAAATACAATTTCTTTCATAGTAGCAAGTATTTACCCGACCAAAGAGGAAGCAAAAAAATCTTACGTAGTAGAATTTGACTATGTTGATACCGTTAAAATCGAGTGGGAGGAGTAAGTTATGTGGATAGCAAGGGACGAAAGTGGAAAATTGTTTATGTACTCAACTAAACCATTTAAACGTGAGTGTACATGGGGATTTAAAGGCAAAAATACTATTGTTGTTGTATTAAGTGACAGTTTATTCCCAGAAGTAAAATGGGAAGATAAAGAACCAAGAGAGTTGATATTGAAATAATTATGTAAGACGAATAAATCTGATATATATATTTTAACAAATAAAGGCATTAAAAATGATTGTTTTATTAACTGGAATACGTATATTTGCAACGTCATATCGTTTGATATGAAAATTTAAGGGTTTTACCTTGAACCTTGAACATGCGCATTAAGCGCGATTACAATGGGCATTATGCCAGATTTATACTAAGCCATCTATTGTGGGATGGCTTTCTTTATTTTTATTATTTCATTTATGGCAAAGACAGTAGTAGTTTTAGTAGATGGGCAGAACCTGTATTATAGTCTGCAAGAGATGAGTATTATAGAGAAAGAAGTTGATTGGACGGTATTATTCAATTCAATGATTGATGCCGGAGAAGAACTTATACGAGCCTATTGGTTCAGGCCAGCCAAAATACTTGATACGTATTATACGGAAACCAATATTCGTAATTCAATTGTATACAAGAAATATAGGACCCATCTTGAAAATTATAAAAATGGTAAATTTTCCGCTATACCTAAGACAGTACAAGATAGTGTGAATAGTGAATGCTCTTCAATTTTGGAATGGATTAAAAAGCAAAAGGAGAAATTTGCCAATATAGAATATGCCTACGATCAATTATGTCTTGAACATGATAATATAGAAATGGTTAAAACAGGAGTTTTAAAAATTGATCCATATAAACATACTTATGTTGGTGAAAAAGGAGTTGATATTTCACTAGCTGTGAAAATGATTTCCCTTAGTGTTGGTAAAAAATGTGATAAAATTATTCTTGTCAGTGGAGACTACGATTATTCAGAAGCAATAAGGTTTGTTAAAGACAATATGACAAAAATTAATGTAGTAAAATTCCATAAAGGCTATCCACCGAGGAATCGTAGCATGTCAAGAGATCTTAGTGTACTTGCCGATAAGGTCGTAGATGTTTATGAAACCGACCTTAAAGGGAAATATAAAAAGGTATAATTACCCTCTTTTTTAGGTATAGAGCTGCCTACGGGCAGATTTCCTTTTTTTTCGATGCTATCTCAAATTTTATTTTGAGATAGCTTTTTTATTTTATAAACCTTATAAAATTATATAAGACAATAAATAATGAAACGAATCATTGAAGAGATAGTTAAGATTGAAAATAAAGTTGAACAGTTAAAATTGTTTTGATATGAACATTGAAATATTGAAAGAGGAGTACAGCCGGAAAATGGAGAAGGCTCTGAGAAGGGGCGAATTTGATCTGTTTGACAACTTACGAAGGCAATACGACCGGCTACTGCAAACCCGTGAGCAAGTCACGGCAAAAACAATCACCGACACCATGAGCAAGGAGGACAAAGAGAAATGCAATCGCCTCCTGAGAAAAATCCCAGTGTTGGCGGACATTGCAGAATCCTCCGCCGTTGATTTACTTTCACTACTGAAAAAATATGACGGCACTGTTACCCTTCCTATGCTGGAAGAACTGCGGACGTTCAACCACATCGCCCGTGACCTACGATCCATTATAGACCGTGTAGGCGACGAATCTTTTGCCATTTCCTTTGGAGATACATGTGACAGGGTGAACGAAAAAATCGAAAGCATATTTGATGAAAATTAAGAGTAAAATATGAGTTATAAAAAATTATTTGAAACATGATTGAGAGTATATACAAGTCATATCCTTTCTGCGAGAATTGGGAGAAGAAACATTGCAAGAGTGTCATTGAGGAAGCCTATCAGTGGGGTGAACAACTCAAAAAGAAAAATATTAAGCAAAAAATTAATACAAGAATAAACATGATGAGATTTTATAATGGGACGAAGCAGGATATAAATGGGAACTGCAAAGTTACCAAAAGTTAAACTCTTGATTATGAGCAAAATAAGGTTGTAAATATTTGGTTAACTCACTGATAATGAGTATCTTTACAATACTAAAAGAAACCAATATTATTTACTAAAATAGTATAGCGATGAAAACATTTGAAGAATTTAAGAATGAGGTTAATGAGTTGGTGGACATCTACAATCAGCAAGACCACTGGGTCGATGGTGAAGTAGGTAGACTTAAAGTAACTATCAAACCGATATTCGGAGATTTTAGCAACGATGGCTATATGCCGAAGTATTGCTCTAACTTCGTAATTTATTATGGCAGCGAGAATCCTTGCAAAACTAATCGCTTCTTTACGTTTGATTTGATGATTAACAAATACGTGTCTGGATTCATATCTTCTAAGGATAGGACTACAAGAAAGAATGCAAGAAATGCATTCAAAGGTATTTTTGAGATTTAATTTAGTACCCTTACAATACTAAAACAAACAACATTACTAACAATTAAAAGACAAGAACGATGAAATACCAAGTATCAAAGAAAGGTTCAAGTGTAACATTTAAGTTTGAAACATACGAAGAAGCAGTTGATTTTTGCAACACAATGATTTTTTTGGAAAATGCAAGAGGCGCAGAATATCCAGAACTTACAATAAGTGAAATAAAATAAGATATATTACATAAGAGCAATGAAAACATTTGATTTTTATCAGGACCGCAAAGTAACATGTTGGGAGCGTACCCAGTTTTCTATCGAAGCAGAAAGTTATAAAGAAGCCTTAGAAATAATAAAATCATGGGAAGGTGAAGATGTACTTTGTTTTGAAGATGACAAGCAGATAATGGTTACAGACGGAGAAACTTTATATGAAACATCAGAGGCTATTTCTCCTATTGATAACGGAGGTAGACCAACTATAGAAGTATTTGATAGTACAGGTAACAAAATTACTGATAATGTATTACAAACCAAATCATGTAAAAATATTTGAAATCAGTAAGTAATAGGTAATCATCTATGATAATAACAAGAAAAATAGAAATATTTGTTTGCGAAAGTGACAAAGATTTGAAGAAGTTATATTTGAAAAAACTATACGATAACCGCAATATAGCTGTTAAAGTAGCTAACATGTGCGCTTCTCATCTCTTTGCGCTAGATAATACGATGCCCTACCTATCCGACACAGATAAGGAAATTATTACGTTTCTCGGAGTAAAAGGAGATAAATCTTCACGTAATAATGCACCATATGTTGTAGCGAGTCAAACATTTAAAGGAAGTGCTGATATGGGAATGGTGTCATGCGTCATTCAAAACGTCAGAAAGATGTATCAAGATGACAAAAAAAATGGAGGAACATGGGATAAGTCACTACGTAGCTATAAAAGCAACATGCCTGTCCCTTTCAAAGCCGACAGATTTACCAATATGCGTTTTGAAGAATACATCTCAAGAGATGGAATCACGAGAAACGGGTGTTTCTTTACACTCATTGGAATACCGTTTCAAATGCGATTCGGTAGGGATAGAAGCAACAACCGTGTAATTGTCGAACGTATACTAAAAGGAGAATATAAGATGGTAACATCTTCCATACAGATAAATGATGGAAAAACATTCTTACTATTATGTGTAGATATTCCCAAATCTGAAAATAGCCCTATAAAGGGTAAAAAATTGTATGCTTTTCTTGGTGTATTCAACCCAATCTGTTGTTTTGTTTCCGATAAGGTAAACAACGACATCGACAAAATGAAGTTATATGAAATAGGTACGAAAGAAGAATTTAACTATCGTCGTCGTCAAATACAGGAATCCCTCAAACGTTGCCAGATCGAGAACAAATACACCACAGGAGGGAAGGGACGCAAACGAAAAGTTCAGGCTCTCAACCACTTCCACGAAAAAGAGAAACACTATGTTGACACAAAACTACACACATACAGTCGTATGTTAGTTAATTACGCCGTAAACAACCGTTGCGACGAGATCATTCTACTTAACCAAATACAACGTGAAAAAGATGCAAAAGAGGAAAACACAGAGGGTATACCTTTCGTCTTGCGTAACTGGTCATACTACGGGCTTAAAACTAAGATAGAATATAAAGCCAAAATGAATAATATAAATCTAACTATAAAATGATAAAATCATGGAGAATGTATTGCAACAGAAAGTTGTATTCCAGCAAATTGGGAATGTGAATATGGAAGATTTCATAGCAGACCTGCTGGAACGGATTGAAAAAGGAGAAGTGGAAAAAGAAAATGTAGAGATGCAAAACCAAGTCCTAAAACAACTCAATAACAGGCACAAGAACATCATCGATGCCCAACGAGTAATGAACAAATGCTTGGAGATAGAGCTTGCTCATCTAATTAAGCAGGAATAATAAACTTGAACATCGGGGCGGCTGTACGCCCTTAACGGTAGGGATTTTCCACTACTGAACTATCTTAATAAAATTGGATATGTTGAACTTACAGTGATTATGATGTATCATATCCCATTACTTAGATAAGATACAGCAGACCCTGGCCAAAGGATCAGAGAGTTGAGATGTATCATATCCCATTACTTAGATAAGATACAGCGAGGGTCATATTGAACCTGCTTCACCATATGATTGTATCATATCTCCTATTTTAGATAAGATACGGCGACTAAATACAGTAGACTACATACTGTGTGAAATATAGTTTAAAAGTATATGAAATTCATTCACTTTTACTATTTTTGAAAAAAAATCGTATGAAGTAATACGAAACAAGCCTATGGACGAAATAACCGCTATATTAAACAGTGCCCGACCCGTTGATAATATTATCAATGACTTAAAAAGAAAATCCGTTTGTGTTCCTTCATGGGAATTTCTTATTAAAGCGTATGAACCATCATTCCATGAAATAGCCAAAGATACTATAACACGAAAAGATAAAATACGCAAAGACGGGACAAAAGAAGAAGCATCACGCATTTACATTGGCCTTGAAAAGCTGCTTACAAAGCGTATGACTGAGTTCATGTTTGCCATTCCTGTAAAACGTATCTACCACAACACAGAAGGATTTGAAGTCCGCCAACAGATAGCAAAGGCTATAGAGGCAATTTACAAGTATGCCCGAATCGATACAGAAAATATTAAACGTGCAAATGCGTATTTCGCCTCATGCGAAATTTTCACAATTTGGTACGTAGTAGAAAAGACCAATACATTATATGGTTTTAATAGTAAGTATAAGCTAAAATGCAAGACATACTCGCCGATGGAGGGAGTAAAACTATATCCATTGATCGACGAGCTTGACGATATGCTTGCAATGTCCTTTGAATACACCAAAAAGGTAAAGGACGAAGTAATTACTTATTTTGAGACATACACATCGGACAAACATTATAAATGGAAACAAAATGGTAAAGGTTGGGAACCTGTCGGTACTGTTGAACAAATACGATTAATGAAAATACCCGGTGCATACGCATTTAGACCTGTACCTATATACCACGGATTAACTCGTATTCGCAAAGAATTGGAATATACACTTTCTCGCAACTCCGACGTGATTGCCTATAATTCAGCACCAATTTTGAAAATAGCCGGTGGCATAAAAGGTGGAGAAGATAAAGGAGAAAGCCGTAGAGTTTACCGTGTGGAATATAATGGAGACGTATCGTATGTATCATGGTCGCAATCTATCGAAGCATTGAAGTATCACGTGGAAACCCTGCTTAAACTCTATTGGATGCAATCGCAGATGCCTGACGTTTCTTTTGACAACATGAAGTCTTTGGGGAACATAGGTTACGATGCCAGACAAATGCTTTTGACTGACGCCCACTTAAAGGTTGGAGACGAAAGCGGCTCATGGATTGAGCTTTTCGAACGTGAGGCAAGTGTCATCAAAGAATTTTTGAAGCACATGAACACATCATGGGCAAGCGAAATTGATAATATAGAGATTGAACATATCATTACCCCCTTCATACAACAAGATGAAGATGCCACAGCAGATCGCTTATTGAAACTTAATGGCGGAAAACCAGTCATGTCTCAGCTTGAATCTATCCAACAGGCAGGTTATAGCAATGACGCGCAGGCTACATTGGAACAGATACGGCAAGAGGAGACTATCACTTCACAAAGCAGGGTCGACAATATATTCGGAGAGTCAGCAATTTAAATACTGAAACATTATGAGAAAAAGAATATCAATGTGGCTCATTAAGTTATCTTATAAAATCAATCCACAAGAAAGATTGAGCAATATTGAAAGTGTTGATAACTACGAAGCAAGGAAGCTTGGCGTCTGCCTTGTCCTGACTAAAAAAGAAATCAAGGATTACCGAAAGAAGAATAAAGTTGACGAAGGGTGGTCCAACCGTAAGGCTGTTGAAATGCTTGTCTGTGAAACCAAGAATGAGATACGCAAGTCAATCATCAACTCCATCAATCAAAAAGATTTGATTGAATATACAGTCTGCAAGGTTGGGGACGAGATCCATGTGAGAGGTGAAATCAAAGTGTACATCAAGAAAGAACAGTAAAATGAAAGTTCCAGTTGATAATATGACTTTCGCTGAAAGTGAATACCACCGTGGAGATAAAATTTGGACAGCCCAAACACTCTATGACTTTGCAAAAGTAAAAGAATACCCTATACTTGATATGCCCTTATGGAATATTGACTTGACAGCAGAGCCGTTTGAGTGTAATCAACTTCATAGTTTTATATTTCAGTGCAAACGAGTGAATCAATGTTCTCTTGAATATCCTATTATTCTTGATGATGTAGGACAAATCGCCGATGGATACCACCGCTTATGTAAAGCAATACTAGAGGGTAAAGAAACAATTAAAGCTATTCGTTTATTGGAAATGCCAGCACCTGACAGGGTTGAAAATAAATAATACGCAATGGCAAAGCCAAAAACTCCAAATCAGAAACGCAAGTACGGCGAGCTGAATAAACGGCTCGCCAAGTACGTCATGCTTGTGGAATCCATATACGAGGATTTGAATTTAGAGGCGGCTAAAATAGTCGGAATTACCGATTTTACCATTGATAGTGATAGGCCGTTTATGTGGTCGGATTATCCCCAAACAAGGAAACGGATAAGAGACTTACAAGAAAGGTTCGTTGAGGACATCGGATCTGTAATATATAGTGGAACTTCTGAAGAATGGAAAAACAGCAACGAAGTTCAAGATCTTCTTGCCAACAAAGTATTGCAAACTTATGGCGCAACCATAGGAAAGGAGAAATACGAAATCCTATACCAGCCCAATAATGATGCATTGAAAGCGTTTCAGCAACGTAAGGATAAAGGATTTACCATATCAGATAAGTTGTGGAATCAATCGACTCTGTATAAGCAAGAACTTGAAGAAGCTATATCATGTGCCATTCAAAAAGGTACGAGTGCAATTACATTAAGTAAGCAAATCTCCAAATATCTGCTCGATTTCCCGCAACTACAAAAAGATTACAAGGAAAGGTTCGGAAAAGCATCACGGGCAATGGATTGCGAGTATCGTTCTATCCGTTTGGCTGCTTCCGAAATCAATATGGCATACCGCCAAGCGGAAAATCTACGCTGGCAGCAGATGGACTTCGTGGTGGGATATGAAATCAAGTTGAGCAACAATCATACTTGTAACGGAAAGCCTTTCCAAGACATTTGCGATATACTAGCTGGGAAGTACCCGAAAGACTTCCAATGGACCGGTTGGCATCCCCTTTGTTATTCAGATGATAGCGAAGTTCTGACGAATAGAGGTTGGAAGTTATTCAAAGACGTTTTAGATGATGATTTGATATTATCGTTAAATCCAAATACACGTAATATAGAATGGGTTGAATTTATTGATAAACAATGTTTCTCATATTATGGAGAAATGGTACACTTCTACAATCGCTCTCTTGATTGTCTCGTAACCCCAGAACACAATATGGTGTATTTGAATAAGAATGATGGAAAAATTAAGAATTGCCAAGCGAAAGAATACACGAAAGGTAAAGGCCGATTTTATAGAGGTTGCGAGTATGAATCAGGCGATGTCGAATTTTACCAAATTGATGATTTGATAATCCCATTTGATTTGTTCTGCGAATTTATGGGGTATTGGCTTTCTGACGGTAGTACAATTAGCAATTCAGGCGTCGTAATATCCCAGCAAGAGGGAGAAACGGCAAGAGATAAAATAGTTGATTGCATCAAGCGTATGGGATTTGAACCACATCTTGAAAAACAAAAGGTCGTATTTTATAACACTACCATACGCAACTATTTGAAGATTTTTGGACGGTGTATAAACAAATTTGTCCCGTATGTTATAAAGAATGCTTCAAAGAGGCAGATAAGGATTTTTCTTGATGCCTTTGTCCTTTGCGACGGTTATAAGCGTCCTTGCAGATCATTCATAGGGAATCACGGTAATGAATTCAAGTCAGATAAAGATGAAATCATATACTTCACCACATCTGAACGCATGGCAGGAGACTTATCCGAACTAATACTGAAATCAGGACATAGGCCTTCTTTTTCTATAAATAAAGCAGGAGTATCACACAAAGCGAATGGTCCAATTATAAAGTCAAACTATGATTGTTACTCTATACGTGAATGCTATTCTGTCACGTCTTCGGTATTTAATAAAGAGATACAGCATTATGATGGTCTTGTCTATGATTTGACACTGGAACGCAACCATATCATGTATATCCGCAGGAACGGAAAATGCTTTTGGGGTAGCAATTGTCGATGTTACAAGATACCCATTCTAAAAACCGAAGAAGAATTTTGGGAATGGGACGGTCGGAGTGAAGCCACGACAGCAAGCGTGAACGAAGTTAAAGACGTACCGGACGCTTTCAAAAAGTGGATAAACGAAAATATACAGCGAGCAAAGAGTTGGGACAGCGCACCTTATTTTATTCGTGATAATGATAAATATATTCGTGAGGACTTTAAGGTAAATGTTTATAACAAGACAGAGAAAACCTTTGTTCGAAAGCGCAGGACAAATCTTGCTATGAGCCGTGTAGAGTATTACAACAAGATCTATCCGCATATTCCCGAAGTGCAGCAGGCTGCGGTCAATGCCTATACCCAAGCCATCTCCTCTGGCAACAAGGGGGCTACCAGTCGTGAAATTAACCGACGTTTACGCAATGGAACGGAAGATGAATATGTGGACGTGGCAAGCCGTCTGATAAGTCAAGCCTTATCAAGGCTACCCAAATATGAAGGTGTTGTTTATCGTGGCGAGACCATGAGCATAAAGAAACTTCAAGAACGGTTCCTTGAACATATCGGCGATGTAGTGTCCGATAAGGGTTTCATTTCGTCCAGCCTTTACATGGATACACCTATGAAGTTCATATCACGTGCCGGAATACCCAAGAGTCACAAGCGTGTAATCTTTGAGATACAGAGCAAAAACGGGCGCAATATCAGCAAAATATCAGAATTTAATGGTATATTTACACTTGAAAATCAACATGAAATTCTGTTTGACAAAGGAACTAAGTTCTTGGTTAAGAAACGTAGGATAGAAGGAGATGGCACTTATAGAATAATACTTGTAGAGCAATGAATAAGAAATATAAAATAATCGGCGAAACGGAAAAAACCGTTACTTTTATCTATGGCGGTACAGAATGCTGCTATGCCAAATCCTGTTATTCTTCTATCGAGGAAGTAATTAAAGAGATTGATGAGGAAAGGAAACAAGAAAAAGAAGTAATCAAGCATATCGAAGCCCAGCGTGCTACTATGACACTCGAAGAACGCACCGGCTGGGACGAGGCCGACCGTGCCGTGTTTGAGCGTTGGCAAGATGAAGCCAATACCAATATGTACCTTGACGGCATTATTTATGAAGATGAAGACCCAGATTTCAATCCATTCAGGAAAGACGATAAATAGTGGCAACCATGAAGCAAATCAAGCTATCAAAACAGGAGAAGCAAGTGTTGCGTTTAATCAGCAGCGGGATTGTCTGCCCAAACACTTATCCGCACCATATATTCATTTCGTGCGTAGACTCGCTGGAAAGATTAGGTCTTGTCAAAGGTCTATGGAACGAGGGGCATGAACTTGAAGATGTCCGCATAACGAAATATGGAAAAATTTATTTTGCCACCAATCCTAACTTACGCAATCCCATAGACTGGAAATGGATTATAACTACCATAATCGCAGTAGCAAGTGCCATATTCGGCGCTATGGCCTTGTTTGTGGCTTGCTCGATAAAATACGGATAATTCCTTTGATTTAAAGAATTGATGTTTGTACAACTCTAATTTGGCATTTGTTTACACACGTCTATTTTGAGGCATATAAAAAGCGGTGAGATTAATTTTTCATCGCTTTCTTTTTACGTTTTCTGGTGGTGCACTTCATTATTTGTGAATATTGTAATTTTGCATTAAACGGAATTTCGCCTTAGGATTCACGGCCTTAGGAAATCGTATAATAGCCCTCTAAGGTTAATAATGTTGAATTATACATGAAATTCATACACTTTTGATATATTTACACCGTAAAAAGAACAAAAAATGAAGATTTTTACATTTCAGCCAAAGAGTGGGGTTCGATTCCATGCGTTATGCTGGTAGCGGTCAATCTGACAGCTTGGAAAGGCACGCAAATTTGGTGGTATGGCGGAATTGGTAGATGCTACATTGCAGTGGATAGTACTGAATAGGACGCTGAGGAAGCTAACAACAGTTCAGTCGCTAAACCTATCATAGCTAAAAAACATGAAAGGACTTACAATCAAACAAGAGAACTTTTGCAATTATTACATTGAAAGCGGTAATGCTTCCGATGCTTATCGTCGTGCCTATTCATGTGAGAAGATGAGAGACAAACAAGTGTGGGAAGAATCTTGCAAATTGTTGTCTAACCCAAAGGTAGCCCAAAGGGTAAATGAACTTCAAGAAGAACAAAAAGGCAAATCAGACATTACCAAAGAAAGGATACTTCAAGAATTGTCCGGTATAGCATTTTCTTCTATCGCTGATATGCACAATACTTGGATTGAGCGAAAAGAATTTGAAAAACTTTCTCGGAAAGAAAAATCGGCAATAAAAAGTATCTCCACAAAGATTTTTAAGAAGAATATCGGCACAAGCGATGAGCCGGAGATAGTGGACGTTGAATATGTGAAGATAGAGCTATACGATAAAATAAAAGCTATTGAACGTATCTGTAAGATGCTTGGGTTTGATTCACCGACCGAAATGAACATAAATAGGACCGAAGAGGAAATGTCCCGTGAAGATATGCTAGATGAGCTAGAACGTTTGGAGAAATTGCGTGAGGAATGAGACTGACTGATGCACAAGTTAAGAGGAAATTGGAGTTGGAGCGGATGTTATTGAGAATGGACGCTCCAAACCGTTTGTGTAAGTTCATCCCATACATGAATCCGCAATACAGTCAACAGTGGTTCCATAGGGTTATAGCAGACAACTGCCAAAAGCTTTTGGAGGGCAAGATAAAGAATTTGATGGTATTCGTAAGCCCGCAGCATGGCAAATCGGAAATTATATCTCGCTCCTTTCCGGCGTATGCTCTTGGGCGCAATCCTGATCTGAAAATCGTTGGTACATCGTATAGTGCTAATCTTGCAGAACAGTTCTCGCTTTCTATTCAGCGTATTATAGATAGCAAGGAGTATCAAGCTATATTCCCCAATACTTATCTTAATGGAAGTAATGTCAGGACGAATGTAAAAGGTTATTTGCGCAATGTGGATATGTTTGAGACGGTGGGGCATAAAGGTTTTTATAAGGCGGTTGGTGTCGGTGGTTCTTTGACTGGAACGCCAGTAGATATAGCCATTATTGACGACCCGGTAAAAGATGCTATGGAGGCGTATTCCCCTGTTTATAGGGAAAGGGTATGGGATTGGTATACGTCCGTATTACTTACTCGTCTGCATAATGAGAGCAAGCAGCTTTTTATTATGACGAGATGGCATGATGATGACCTAGCTGGGCGCATATTGAAGAGAGAAGCCGATAAATGGACGGTGCTCTCAATCCCGGCTATACGCGAGACTCTTGATGATGGGAATGATTTTGATCCGCGTGAGGTAGGCGAAGCGTTATGGCCAGAACGCCATTCATTAGGAAGGCTTCTTGATGCACAAAAACGTTCTCCGCGATTCTTTTCGGCGTTATATCAACAGCATCCGACTATTGAAGGCGGGAACATTATCAAAGAGGCATGGTTCGGTCGTATTTCGGCGTTTGACTTCAAAAAGAAACGTATGGACGAGCCTATAATTTTCTTTGTCGATACGGCGTATACGGAAAAAACATCTAATGACCCGACAGGTATACTCGGTTCTTGTATGATTGGTAACAACATATACATTGTATGTGCCAAGAAAGTTAATATGAAATTCCCCGAATTATGTCGTTTCCTTCCATCTTATGTACGAGATAATGGCTACGGAAAAGGGAGTTCCGTTCGCATTGAACCCAAAGCAAACGGGCTTTCAGTAATTGACCAATTGTATGAGAGTACCGATCTAAATGTCGTATCTACTCCCTCTCCAAAAGAAAGCAAAGAAACAAGACTCAATGCTGCATCCCCTTATGTGGAAAGCGGAAGGGTATATCTTGTTGGAGGGGATTGGAATGACACGTTTATTGATGAAGTGTGCGGTTTCCCGGCAAAGCCCCATGATGAATTTGTGGATTTACTTTGCTATTCCTTAGACTATCATCACAGGAGCTTTAATGAATTAAGTGATGAAGAAATTCTAAGGGATTTTCTTTAATTTATATAAAAATATACGGGACAATTATAGCGTCCCGTCCACATTGCGAAAATAAAACCGCACGAGACGAATGTTTCATTGCTCTTATGTGTTATATAGGGTTTTCGCCCTGCTGGTTAAACTTAAATGATTTCGATTGTCTGCTCCTTGTAATTGATAGTCACTTCTAATTTCTTCTCGCTTTTTTCAAAAATAACCGTGCAAATTTCGTGCAAATAACAAACAAACGACAAATATAAAACTGATAATTAAATTATTATAATATAAATAAACGCGTCTGGGGGGCGTGTGGTCGCAAGTTCGAATCTTGTCACCCCGACTGATTTTAACCTAACTTATTGTAATTCAATAAGTTAGGTTTGGTCGTTTAAATACGACCGGGAGAAATACGGGAGATGTTTAATTCAAGGGGAGATTTGAAAAATAATCTCTTCTTAAAAAAAATGTCTGTTCAAAAAAATTTTCTGACTTCGGAGGTAATTTCTTATACGCCTCCAAAACTTTATACCGGGAAAAAAGGTAATGACTGGTATATCGGATTCAAAGCGTTCGATCCTTTGGCCGGAGCGCTACGGCTAAAAAGAATCAAGTTAAATCACATCGAAAAGATTTCAGAGCGGCGCAAGTATGCCGCCGACCTGATTACCCGTCTACATAACCAGCTCCGAATCGGTTGGAATCCGTGGATAAGCCAAAACGGAAATAGTAAAGGTTTATCCTTGTTTTCCGACGTTTGCAATAGATACCGGAGCTACATCGACAGGCTTTTTTCCGACGGGATCATTCGGCAAGATACCTATATAGGTTATGTTTCGTATTTACGAAACTTTCTCAAATACAATGATTCGCAAAAGCCTCCGATCACTTACATTTATCAACTTTCAAAATCTTATATCTCCGAGTTCCTCGACCACATCTATATAGAACGTGAAAACAGCCCGCAAACTCGGAATAATTATCTGACATGGTTACGAGTATTTTCGGGGTGGCTGTTAAAACATGGATATACAGAACACAAGCTAACCGACGGTATCGATAATATTTCCAAACGGAGTATCAAAAAAGAACGGAAACTTATAGAAGAAAACGATCTTATCCGCCTACTCGACTATTTGAATACCCATAACCGGCATTATCTGTTAGGTTGCTATCTTTTATTTTATTGTTTCGTCCGGCCGAAAGAAATAAGTTTGATAAAGATAAATGACTTCTCGGTTAAGTGCGGAACCCTCCGCCTACATGCCGATAATTCCAAAAACAGGAAAGATGCCGTTATCACGTTGCCGAATAAGGTGCTTAAACTATTAGTCGACCTAAATGTGTTTTCTTTTCCGGGCAATTATTATCTATTCTCAAACGGTTTTATCCCCGGTAAAGATTTCCGAGATAGTAAACAGTTCCGGGACTATTGGATTCGCTTTGTCCGAAAAGCTCTCGATTTCCCGGCATCATACAAATTCTACTCCTTGAAAGATACCGGGGTGACATCGATGTTACGGGCGCGAATCGATAACATATCGGTCCGTGATCAAGCCCGGCATTCCTCTATTCTCATCACGGATATATATACGCCGCACGACATCGAGCAGGCCAATCCCATTATTCAGAAGTTCGACACTGTTTTTTAA